CTAAATTTTTTTGTTAAAAATATTTTGGGATTGGACTGGGAGAAGTCTAAGTTCCCCCAGCCTGTAACAATAACTCCACATCCATAAATGGAATAAGAGAGTTGTTGTCTACATCACTGTAGCCAACGACTGATAATTTATACCTCGATTTTAAATCGTTTACAAGTAGGCGAAAACCGCCTAATTGCTCATCAGTATAATTAGGTAAACCATGTTCTGTGCAGTCTCCAACTAAACAGACAGCAATAGAATTAGAATTATTTATAATACCTGAGCTTAATAGTGAGCCAGCTTCTTGCTCAGCTCTACCAGTTTCAATGTCACCATTACGTCTTACTATGTAATGATAAGCTACTTTAAAGAAACCTTGTGCTCGGTGTTTTTTAGAAATTTCATTTAAACCAATGTCATCTTCTTTAGTCTCAGAAGAAAACACAACAATATAATCTGTACTAGGTCTTTTATTACTCATAGCCACTCTTTCGGAATGTGCTTATCAGCATATTTAAAACCATATTTTTTACACCACATTGCATAAGTAGTTTTAGAAATTTTACTTATTTTATTTTTAGAATTACTAAATACAAATCTAATATCTACTTTTGGGTGTTGCTCTTTTACTAACCGCATCTTTGCTCGGTCAGCAGAAGTAAAAAGACCTTTGGTCTCTATAAATATTTTTCTTTTAACAATGTAAAAGTCAGGAGTATAAGTATGTAACTTTTCAGGTTTAGTATATTTAAGCTTGTGCTTTTCATACTCATACTCCACGTGTGCAGCTTTTAGTTCTTTTGATATACGGTCTTCAAGACCTGAACGAAAACCGTAACGCAATCCTACGTTACTAAAAGTCTTCTTCGGAAACCGTCTCATCACTACTTACATTTTCGAAAGTTTCCAATTTGTATCCGTCTTCCTCACCAAAGCCATAGCCTTTAGCATTTCCATTACCACCCTCTACAAGTTTAGTAATTTGTACTGCACGTAATCTTAAAGATACGCCAGCACCAGCCATAGCAGTATAGTAAGGAATAAGTTCGGCACTCACCTTCATTTCAGACCCACTCCATACGTTAGTGTCAGTGAGGGGAACACCAGCACTATCAAATAGAGCAACTCTGTTTGGAATTAGAGTACCGTCCTTAGTTGTAATCTGTGCTTTTGTTTTAAACTTAAACACAGTCTTACCAGTTGGTTCATCACTTTCATCCAACTGTTCAAAGTAAGGTGTAGGAGCAGCTTTTACAGCTTTGCCCTTTACCTTTTCTTTAGCGTTAGCCATTGCTTTCTTAACATTGGCTTCAATCTTGTTAATGACATCCTGAGCTTTGTCAGTGTCTAAGATAAGATTAACCTTGTAGTGCCCGTCAGGGTCAAATTGTGTATCAGGTTTTGTAAGCCATGCGTACTGGCTCACACCAATAGGGGTTACAAGCTTATCATAATTATTCTTTGGCATTATAATCGTCTCCATTTTCTGTTTGTAAAATCCAGCCCTCGCCCATAAGGCTAACGGCAGTGTCTAATGAGATAGTTCTCATTAATTCATCATAATCTTCAGGTCTCATGTTTAATCCTCTCAGGTATATTATCTACTACGGGAACTTTATATCCTTTCGGATACATTAATCCGTAAGCGGATAGAACTAGGCAAAGAAAAAGTCACTCTCTTTAATCGAAGTTACATCTAAATCGCCCTGTTGTGGCAACTCAGGTAATTCTTTTCGTAATTCTTTTGGTAGCATTACCGCAACGTGTTCTTTAAACTCTTCTAAAACATTACTATCATCAAAGATTTCTATAAAAGCTTCACGTAAACTTTCTGATAATACTTCAACATCACCAGCAGTAGTCCCGTAACTATCATGCACGTTGCAAAAGTTTCTAATGCCTTTGCTATATGCAATATTAACTGTTCTCAACATAGCTGCTGCGTCCAGCCCATGTACAAAATTTGGAGCTACTCCATTTGCCATTCTTAGTTTATCAGTCTTTTCTGTTTCAGTATTGATACGAGGTTTAATTATCTGTCCCATAAGCATAGCTTTCACTCGCTTACTTTTCATTTCAGGGTATGATTGATAAATTGGAAAACCAACTGGTGTAATCCAGTGGATAGGTAACTGTTCTTTAGAAACTACACGTGCAATTTTTTGTAAGAAATCCATTCCCACTCTTGCACTATTAAGTTTAGCTCCAATACTATCCCATATTATTCCTGATAAAAACGAAGCTGGCTTAAATACATCATTACCGAATGGATGATTTTCACCACTGTCTTTACGTTTTGTTAAATCTTCAACTACAAAATCTGTGCAAGAATATCTTGTGCTCCCATATACGATTGTCATGCAAGTCCTTTTGACAGTACTTCTTTTTACTCCATACTGTAACCATAAGTTTGCATAAGGTGTGTTGATAGCTTCTAGCTCTTTTAATTTATCATTAACAGTATTAGCTACGGTTTGATAAATGTCTTGAGGTTGTGAAGTTTTTGTTAGATTAACTAATTTACCAGCAATCTTATCTTTTAACATTAAAGAGTAAATTTGGAGACCATTACAAGTACCGTCTACAGCAACAGGTAAATGACTTATAAAACCATAGCCCTCTGCTCTAAATTTAGAAAACTCTTTGGCAAAAGCTAAAGCTTGGAATGGCTTATCAGCGTCAGACCATTCTTGGTTAGCAATAGGGTCTTGTGCATTGGCTTCTAACATTTCTGCATTTTCCAACACCCAGTCCACTCGCTCTTCTAATGATATTTTATCCTGACCCCAAACGTTAGCTCCATGTACACAAAGCCAAAATAAACCGTTGTTGTCCTCAGTTATTTCTTTTCCTTGTGAAAATTGTAGCAAGGCCTTTGAGCCGTCTATGGATTGAAAATTTAAGTGAGCTGGGACAGCATAACATCTTCCTCTAAAATCCATTTGTTGTGGGAAATAGATAGAAGCATAATCTTTAAACTTATCAGCCATCCATAAAATTTTGGCATACAATAATCTTTTAGAAAACATTCGAGCATTTTCAGTGTGGGCTATAACAGCTAACTTCTTCCACTCTTTTCTACTTACTTCATTGCTGTCAATATCAAGTGGCTTGTTTGGTATAGGCAAGTTATCTACTGGCGGCATACCACCTATTGATAAATTCTTGTCCCATATCGTCTGCATTACTTCTAGTATTTCAGTGTTAATATTAAAACCTGTATTCTGCATGGCATTGACCGCACTATAGACTTCAGGCATTTGAAAGTTTTCTAATTCTTTCTTAAAGTTCTTATTCTTTTGTTTAACAAGTTCTAACTCAGGCATTTCTTCAGTCCAATAACCACCCCCTGTAGGACTGGTCCACGACTTAGGTGGCATAACTGTAGGCAAATATTCAGGATTTAAAAGCTCATTAAAACTATTTCTATCCGCTATCCATTGTTTTGTCTTATCTGTCTGTCTCACAACTTTAGCTTTCTTGTGTTTTACTTTCTCTAATACAATTTCAATCAAGCCAGTAGATACAATCATAAGCTCTATTAATCTAAGCCCTACGTGTAACTTCTCAGGTGTGGTCCACTCTTCCCACATTTCTACATTATCACGTTTAGCACTTTCTTTTAATTTACGTCTTTTATAACTATAATTCCAAGACCTCTTATCTAAATCGGCTTGGACCACTGAATACAATTCAGGGTTTAAAGTAGAAAAGTTCTTTAGTGATATTTCAGTCTCAATTTTACCACCTAAAACTATAGCCATTGCAGTTAAAGGCTTGTTTTGAGATAGTGTATTTATTACGGTTTTTGCGGTGATTAATGCTGAGATTTCAGGCTGGACTTCAGATAATAAACGGTAGGCAATAGGTGGCTGGCCTATTGTAAGTTTGGATGATTCGTCAATAAAATTAAATATAGCATCTGATAAAGGTTTGATAGTCTGTGCTACAAGAAATTTTCCATAATTAGTAACACTCTCTTCCTCTCGTAAAATATGTTCATTCTTTCTTTTATTGGTGCGTTGTTTGCCAAGTTTTAACATCTCAGCTTCGTGATTGGCTTCATCAGTGTATGTAACAACACCTTGTATGAGTTTAGTCATAGTATATAATCTCCTTGTTATGTGTGGGATTTATCTCTTTAAAATTAAGACTTCTATTAAGGGTACTTTAAGGATAGTATCCTTTGTAGGAAAGTTGTTGACTGTTAGAAAAACAAGGCTCGCTCTATGAAAATTCTATCCCTTAAAGGATATAATTTTTGAGGGTTTTTCGATACAGGGACTGAAAATCCTTGTGTCGGTGGTTCAAGTCCACCTCGAGCCACCATTTTTATCCAACAAAATCAACAACTTCCTACTATCCGCAATCGGAAAACGTGCACAAGGACTTATAACTTCTTGCACACCTATCCGCTTACGGTTTCTTATTTAAGACGTTTAAAACGTCTACTCCACCTAATAATGAGCTTGGCTTCAAGTGAGCGTATCTCATAGTCATAGCATTAGTCCTATGACCCAGCCAATTCTGTATTAAGTGCATTTCTACTTGTCCTGACTGGGCTAGACGGCTGGCTGTAGTGTGACGCAAGCAGTGAATAACAAATTGTTTGTCATCTTCTAGCTTCATCATTTCTCGCAGCCAACGCCAAGTCCTTTCAACTGACCATATTTTCAAGTTAAAAATCCTGTCAGTACGTTCTAAGTGTTTTGTATTATCAGCGACAATTCTTGACGCTCGCTCTGTCAATGGGACGCTTCTTGTGTCTCCATTTTTGGTATGTTCTAAAATAGCATATTTGCTACCTTGTATATCACCAATATGTTCAAGCCTTAAATACAACGCTTCACTTAGTCTCATTCCAGTATCGAGCAGAAATAAGAAAAAGTTCAAGTATTCGTCTTTATCATGCTTTTGCATAATTTGTATCATCTCTGCTTCCTCTTCAGGTTGCATATATCTGATACGTGCTTTGCCCTCTTCATGCCACTCGATATGTGGTATTCTATCTAAATGATAAATAGAATGTTTTTGTTTTGCATAACTTAACATTTTGCTTAGAGAAGCTAAGTAGCGATTAATAGTGCTACCAGCAAACCCTCTCGATTCTAGCGTAGTGCATAAATGTTCGATATGCAGTTCGTTAACCTCAGTCACTAAAATACCTTTACCCAGTATCTCAATAACTTTACCAGCTCTAACAGTTTGTCCTTTGTCCCACCCCTTTGCAGAGATTTTACGAAGTACTTCTGATAAGAGCTTCGGGTTTCGTTGGAAATCCATGTTTCCTCACCTCGCTCTCTATGTTGATTGTTTTAGAGGTTTTATAATCGTTTTAGAATATCATCTAATAGATTAAGTCCTCTAGTTGAAAGACGTACTAATTTCCTACGTCTCATGAACGGGTCCTCAAAGCTTTCTAAAAAGCCCATTCGACTGTCCTTGTTTCTTTCTAGTCTCAAGAATTTAGTAATGTTTCTTGATACTGTTGATTGTGCAACATTAAGCTTATCAGCTATAAATTGCATGGGAATACCCTCTTTGCGATTGTGCATAGCTATTACTAAAAACACAGAAATAGCTGTGCTTTCAATATTAGGTTGGTATTTCCTAAACTCCTCAATAACAGAGAGAAGCTTTTCTGTCTTTATAATCATAAGATTACCCTTTAATTATCCTTTCTATACAGTATTTAATACTCAAGGGATATTATTAAATACATTATTATTATTTGTGGACGTAAAACGTCCAATATCCAAAATTAACAACTAACTCAAACCTGTCTCGACTAATTTTAAGCCACGACCATTGTGTCCAAGTCTCAATGTATATTTTAAACATTATAAGATTTAAAGACATGGTTTAAGTCCCCTCTCTACTAGTTGTTAGTGGTGATATATTAAATGCTGGGCTGTCAGCAATGCGGTTTCTATCACCTCTTATATGTCCAGCCATCATACCTTTACCTATTAAATATTTAGGTTTTTCGTATCTACGGTTGTGTAAACATTTTTGTTTATAATTCATACTAGAATCACCTCACTTTCTATAATAATTGTTAATTAATGTTTGTACGTATACAAGTGTAAG